GAACAGATGAAGCAACAGACTATGCAGCAGAAGGCTCAGATGGACGCTCAAGCTAAACAGCAAGAGATGCAGATTAAGGAACGTATTGCTCAACTAGAGACAGAGAAACAAGCTGCTAAATTGCGGTTTGAAGAACAGAAACAAGCAATGGATCTGCAAGGTCAGAAGATGCAACAACAGATGGATATGATGCAGATGACGATGGATCAGCACTTTAAGCAGCAACAGGGACGGATTGATGTCCAACAAGCTGCCGCCAAGGCTGACCAAGCCAACACCCTACATAAGCAGGATGTTGTGCATAAGGAAGTAGCTTTTAGACAAAAACAACATCAAGATAAGCAACAAGCTACTAAGAAGGGTAAACAAAAAGGAGCCTAACCCAGATGGTAACTCAAAGTGAGTTCAAGCAGTGGCAACAAGGAGAGCTATATCAGGAATTGAAGCAGACGATTGAAGCGAATATCAGCATCGTTGCAAGCGAATTGGTGGGGAGAGAACAACCCGCACCAGACCGTGACCAGTACCTACGAGGATTCGTCCGAGGATTGGCCGCTACGCTTGAATGGAAGCCTGATTTTTCGACGGAAGAGGGTGGTAATGATGAAATTTAAAGCCCCCGCTCACCGAATCATCGTTAAGCTGGACGATATTGAAGAGAACCAAGCAATCAAGAAGGACTTTGCGAAGTTGGCAGAGACGAAATTCGAGATTGTTAAACCTGACGGTCAGATGAAGCGCGAAAGGCTTGGGACTGACACTGGGGTTGTGGTTCAAATCGGTCCTATGGCATGGAAGGCCATTGATGGGGACAAAGAAGGCTGGACTCCATGGTGTAAGGTTGGAGATCGCATCGTCTTTGGTCGCTACGCTGGCAAACTTGTTGAGCATCCTGAAACAGGAGAGGAAATTTACGTCATTAATGACGAAGATGTACTACTAGTTATGGAAGAGGAGGTTGCCTAATGGCTGAAGAGCAGAAAGTTGAAACCAAACCTACGGAGAACGTTGAAAATGTGGATCAGACGAGTGCTGAGACGCAAACCACCGAACCTCAGTATACCGAAACAGAACAAAGAGCAATGGAACAAGGATGGCAACCCAAAGATAAGTGGGACGGCGATCCTGAAGACCATCGCAGTGCTAAAGAATACCTAGATCGGGGTGAGCTTCTTGGGAAAATCAAGTCCCAGTCGCAACAAATCCGTGAAGTTCGTGAGATGCTTACGCACCTCTCGGGCCATAACCAAAAGGTATATCTGGCCGGTTACGAACAAGCCCTTGCCCAACTGAAGGCACAGCGCCTCGAAGCCATGAAAGAAGGCGACGTTGAAACTGCTGTGGCACTGGAGGACAAGATTGACCAGCACAAGGAAGCGATCTCTACGATTAAGGCTACGCCAGCAGCGAAGCCCCAAGCTGAGGATCAGAGTCCTGTGTACCAAGATTGGTTGAAGACCAACTCGTGGTATCTCTCGGATGAGAGCATGCGTCACTGGGCTAACGGTATGGCTATCTCTTATACCAATAAGAATAAAGGCCAAGTAACTGAGGAACAGATCTATCAACATCTGTCCAAGGAAGTGCGGGAAACTTTCCCTGCTAAATTTAGGAAGGCTGGCGCTCCAAACCCTGACGGTGAGGGACGTGCAGCAAATAGGGGTAACACACGGTCTGCAAGCGACGACTTCGATTCTCTGATTAAGGGATTTAGTGAAGACGATGCACGCGCAGCGCGTAATCTTGTCAAGACTGGTGTATTAACCAAGGAAAAATACGTCGCCGATTATAAGGCAATAGGAGGACGATAATGAGCAGAGTATCCAGAAAAGAAGAAGTTAGAACCACGAGAATTCCGGTTTCTAGCAATAGAGCACCACTAGTAGTTAAGGGTTTTGACCACGCCAACTTTCAAGGCCGATGGGTTAATGACATCGATGAACGAATCGCTACTTTCCTTGAAGGTGGTTATGAGTTTGTTTTGAAGGATGGTCACACTGTGGGTGAACCTACAATGGATGCCACTACTAAGCTCGATTCCCGCGTTAAGAAGCCAGTTGGGAAAGGTGTTACAGCCTACCTCATGCGACTTCCGAAGGACCTTTGGTTGGAGGATCAAGCCAACAAGGAAAAGGAATTGGCAGCACTAGATAGGGCAATGAAAGCGCCCAGAAGCAATGGGGCTGACTATGGATCCGTTAAAATGGGCAGTGATGTCCAAGATGGTCCGTTTAAGTCTTAATTGATTTTTGGGGCGAAATAATAAATTAGGAGAATAAGAATATGGCTCAAGCTCTTGCCCCTAAAGGTTTTGTACCTGTCCGTCACTTGGATGGGTCGCCTTGGAATGGCGCGACTGAAGCATTCCTAGTTGATTCTGGTAACGGTACCGCCGTGTTCGTTGGCGATCTCGTTAAGCAAGCAGGGTCGGCTGGTGTTGCTGGTCAAGTCGTCGCGGGTATGAATGTGGAAGGCATGGCTACGGTTATTCTGGCAGCGGGTGGTACGTCCGGTGCTGATATCGTGGGTGTGGTTGTTGGTTTCCTTCCAGATCCTTCCGATCTTACAAAGAAGCACCGTGTCGCTAACACCTCACGGGTTGCACTCGTTTGCACTGATCCCACGGTGGTCTACGAAGTCCAAGAAGATGCGGTTGGTAGCAACTTCGTCGCGGCTGACGTTGGACTTCTCATCGGTTTCACGACGACTGCGGGTAACGCAACGACTGGTATCTCGAAGCAAGCTGCGGATTCGTCCGACTTGACTGCGACCATTGCATATCCCCTGAAGTTTCTCGGCCTTTCGCGGCGTGTTGGTAACGCCTTCGGACTTTCGAGTACGGACGGTGCGTATATCGATGTGATGTTGAATACTGGTGTTCGTCAGCCTAACGTTGTTGGCGCTTAATAGAGGAGATTTATAAATGGCTACTATTACAACTGGTAACTTTGGTAAAGCCCTCTGGCCCGGCGTCAACGCGTGGTACGGTAAGGCTTATGATGAATTCCCTACGGAATACGACAAGATTTTCACGAAGTCCACAAGTCGTAAAGCGTATGAGGAAGATATGTCGGTCTCTAGCTTTGGTCTCGCTTACCAAAAGGCGGAAGGTGCGCCTGTTTCGATGGATAGCGAACAGCAGGGCTTCTTGGATCGATACACCCACGTAACGTATGCTCTCGGGTTTACGATTACGAAGGAAATCTACGAAGACGATCAGTACGAAGTCGTTGGTGAGCGTAAGGCGAAGGGTCTTGCAATGTCGATGAGACAGACCAAGGAAACCATTGCCGCGAACATCCTGAATCGTGCGTTCACGGGTGGATTTACTTTCGGTGACGGCGTGACGCTGGTTAGTACGGCTCACCCTAACGTCGCTGGTGGTACGTGGTCGAATCAGATCGCTGTTGCGGCTGACATCTCGGAAGCGGCGCTTGAACAGGCTGTTATCGATATCCAGAAGTATACGAATGATCGTGGACTTAAGATTGCAGTGAAGCCGGTGTCGATTATTGTCCCGGTTGATCTGGACTTTGAAGTCAATAAGATCCTTGAGACCCAATACGAAGTCGGTACGAACAACAACACGGTGAATGTGGTCCGTGGACGGTTCCCCGGTGGCTGTATTGTCAACCATTACCTGACGGATACGGATGCTTGGTTTATCAAGACGAACGTGCCTAACGGTATGAAGTACTTTGAACGCAGAGCGGACTCGTTTACGATGGACGACGACTTTGACACGGACAATGCGAAGTATAAGGCTACGGCCCGTTACTCGTTTGGCGCGTCAGACAAGCGTGCTATCTACGGCTCGGCTGGAGCGTAAGCAATAAGGATCGGGCTGGCTGGAAACGGCTGGCCCTTTCTTCTCTTGTTAAGGAGAATATGAAATGGCAGATAAAGCTAGTGTACTAAAGGGTGGTAAGAGTCTTCAACTGAAGGTTCGTGCTTGGGCTCGTACTATGACGACGGGTACGCAAGTCTGTACTCTTCCAAAGGGTTCGCGTTTCCTCGGTGCCTCGGTGGGCGGTGTTGCTTCTGACGATACTGGTACGGCTACGGTATCTATTGGTACGACCACGACGGCGACTGAGTTGGCTGCGGCACTCAGCGTTAAGACGACTTCAGGTGTTGGTCCTACGGAATTTCCTTTGGTTTCGGGTAAGTTTGGTACTGTCTTCACGGCAGATCAGCCAATCTTCTTGAAGTACGCGGGTCAGAACTCGAACGCGACGGTTGGTAGTGGTTTTGTAACGATTCGTTATACGACTGGGAATGTAACTAACGACGATACGGTGTAACCATGCGCCCAAGTTTCGTTGATATCGACCCTGTAGATACAAACCTCACCGGGTATGCATCGAATGTAACGGGGGCTACTTGGACGTTGACTGCGACGGCATCGAATGATGTCCCGCAGTTGGCTCGTCAAGTGACTATTCGGAATGATTCGGTAACTAACCACTCGGCCAAAACGGCGACTCTAGTTGGTACTGATGGTCAAGATAAGGCCCTCACTGAGGTTCTTAACTTGCCTAATACTTCCGCAACAGTTACGTCTGTGAATTATTTTAAGACCTTGACTTCGATTACTCCTAGTGCAACTATTGGGGCTGATACGATGGACATTGGTTGGGCACAGACTATCCAAAGTTACATTTATCCGATTGATTGGCGTTCCCCGTGGGCGTGTAACATCCAAGTGGACGTTACTGGTACTATTAACTTCACTGTGCAACAGACGTTTGTGGATGTTCTTGGTGGGGTTACTCCTGTATGGAGTGACATTACGGCCCTTGCTTCTAAGTCAGCCGATACGGTTTCTCAAGCGACGGTTGGAGCGACTGCACTTCACGTGCTGGTCAATACCTTCTCGTCAGGAGCGGAACTGCAGATGTATACGACTCAACCTACTAACGTTTAAGTATGGCAATACTGAGACCGAATAAACCTCCTCTTCCAGCAAAGCTAGATGATTTCGTCTGGAAGAAATGGTTTAGTGATCTCTATGATCTAACTAAGAGTGGGGTGGTTTCACCATCCCCTCTTACCTATCCTACGAATGGTGTTCAGGGTCATCTCGTTCCAAAGAACGTGGTGATCAATGGAGACTTTCAAGTATGGCAACGAGGCACTACCTTTACGGTTGGTGCCGTTAATTCTGTCTACTCTGCTGACCGCTGGACTGGAAGTCGCGGTGGTATTGTAGGTATGACCATGAGTCGTCAGACTGGTCCGTCTGGTATCCCTTTCTGTATTAGAGTTACTCGTGCAGTAGCCGATGTGGGAACCAATGACCAGACGCTTTGTTATAATGTCCCGACTCTTGATGCAATTGCTTTTGCTGGACAGCAGTTAACCTGCTCCTTCTGGATGAGAATTGGTGCAGGCTTCGCTACTGGTTCGCGTATGGAAGTTCGTATCCTGTCTGGTACGGGTACCGACGAGAACCGATTGAACGGTGCCTACACAGGTGCCTTTCCGATTAATCAAACCTATGTAGCTGCTTGTAATACGACTTGGCAGAGATTCTCGTTTAACTTTACTTTAGCCTCAACTGTTACTGAGTTCTGTGCATTGTTCTCGCAACGCGGTATTACTGCTGTTGCGGCTGGTGCCAATGATTACTTTGAGATGACTGGTGTTCAGATTGAAGCTGGGGGTGTAGCTAGTCCCTTTCAGTTTGAGCCCTTCGATAGAACTCTTGATAGATGCTGGAGATATTATCAGAAGTCTTTTGCTTACGGAACTGCTCCTGCTACGGCTGCTGGTAATGTGGGTGTCATTCAGTACTACTCTAAGGTAGCTGCTGTACAGCCTGACGTAGTGATGGTTTACCCTAGACAAGTCATGCGTATTACTCCAGTCCTTACATTCTTCAATCCGGGTGCGGCTAATGCTAAGTGGCGTAATCTGACGTTGGCTGCTGACTCTGGTGTTGCGGCAGCATCAGGTGCAAGCGATTCTCAGTTTGCTATCAACAATCCACAGGTCGCTGGCGATGCCGCGAATAATCTAATGGCAGTTCATTACACAGCAGATGCGGAGCTATAATGTCTACGTATATCACTAAGAAGTTTGATTATAATGTCATCTGTGATGTTTGTGGCTGGCAAATGAAAGCCCATCAATTACAGAAACGCTGGGATGGAAAGATGGTATGTAAAGAGGACTGGGAACCCCGACATCCAAGTGATTTCTATAGGACTAGACAGGATGCCCATAGACTTCCATTTACTAGACCTGATGTTCCATCTACTACGACTGCTTATGATGTGGATGTGGCTGGCTTTGCTATTGATTGTCGAGGTTCTGCTAATGCTACTGTGGCTTCACCTTCTACTAGCAATATCGTACAGCTTCCCCCTATTACTGTAGAAGCGATGGTTCTAGTTCCTCCTACCAGCATTGTGGCTACTAGGAATATCATACGTTATGCTGGTGGTGGATTGATCTTCCGTCTTAATACTACAGACCAACTTAATCTTTACTTCCTGAATAACGCTAATGCTACTGGTTATGGTACGTTAACAACGAATGGCTTTATTACTTCTGCAATGCGTGGTAGGTGGGTTAGATTTTCTGTAGTGATGACTTCTATTCTAGTTGGAGCGGCATTTGCTTCATGGCGGGATGCTAACGGAGTTCAACAGAACACTGCCGCAGTAGCCCTTGTGCCCGGAGTACAGCCCGGTCTTGCTTATACTGGAGATCTTATTATAGGTAATACAACGGGACTAACAGAGACGGCCCCCGGCCCGATTGACGATATTCGGATTTGGAATGTAGCTAGAACGACACAACAGATTCAAGATAACTGGGAGAAAGTTCTTCCGAGTACTACTACTGGATTGGTTAGTAACTGGAGGTTTGATGACCTCACTACTAATCCTCCAGCAACGGTTACGACTGACTCAGTACTTGTACAGTCGGCAACGCTCAATGGAGCGGGGTCTTTCCCACATATGATGGTACAAGGAACTTAATGGCTACCTCTAATTCTACCAATTATTCTGTAACGCGTGCTGATATTATTAAGAGGGCTCTGAGAATTATCGGTGCCATTGGTCAGGGTGAATCACCAAGTACTGATGCGACTACTGAAGCCGCTCAGGCTCTCAATGAAATCGTTAAGGAGTGGAACGCTGATGGAATGCAACTCTGGAAATACACTACCAGTACTGCTATCACGTGGACAGCGGCAACTGCCACAATCTCCATTGGTATTGGTTCAACCATTGCCCAGTCAGCCCCTATGCGTATTACTCAAGCCTTCACCCGGAATACTGCGTCGGGTAATGACACGCCGCTTCTTCTCCTAAGCAAACAGGAGTACGATATTCTTGGTAATAAATCGTCTGCGGGGGCTCCTTCACAACTTTACTATGCTCCTCCGGGGGCTGTTGCCACAGAGCAGATTGGTTCGATCACTCTGTATCCGGTACCTGATGCGACTTGGGTTGCTGCTAATTCTCTGTATGTTGTAGGGGCTAAGTCGATAATGGACTTCGATGCCACTGGCGATACGGCTGACTTTCCGTCCTTCTACTACAACTCACTGGCATGGGCCTTGGCTGACCAACTCTCGTATGAGTATGGTGTTCCTTACTCTCAGCAATCAATGATCTCTAAGAAGGCAGCAGACCATAAAGAGAAGGCCCTTGGCTACGATCAAGAACTTGGTTCATTGTTCCTTCAACCCGATCCTAACTGGGGTAATTGGTAATGGCTGATCGTCCTCTGCAAGCCGTTCAGGATGTCCTTCGTGTCCCGTTGTACGGGATGGAGAACATCCATAATGACTTGTCTGACAATGCTGTACTAGGTCAGTATATCCAGAACATGATTCCTCAATTCGCTATTGATCAGGTGACTCAATCGAAGGAGAGTTATCTAGTCAAGAGACCGGGACTTCAGTTAGTTCCTAGTTCTAACTTCATGACAGGGATTGTTAATGATATTTCACAATGTTCGGTACTGGATGCAATCCCAATCACAGCGGTTTATGACGTATATGTTATCGCGGTATTCGATGACTCGAATGATACTATATATATCATTGGGGCTCGTCCTGCTGCTGCTTCCTATGTTAAAATCGGATCATTTGCTCCAACTG